GCCATCTGCGTCTCTCTCCACTGCAAGATCTTGCAGCGATCTTGCAGGCGCTACGGTGGACGCATGGTGACGAAGGCGGTTCGGACCTGGCTGACCCTGCGGCGCAAGGCCGACGACTGGTCGCCCGACCTCGAGCCGCTGGCGGCGCTGGCGCTGGCGTGTGCGGAACGGATCGACGCCGGCGACGTGACCGGCTCGCTCGTCAAGGAGCTGCGGGTCACGCTGGTGGAGCTGATGCCGAGGGAGGAGGACGGCCTTGACGCCTTCGACCTGCTCGCCGCAGAGCTGCAAGCCGCGGTTCACGACGGCGAGGACTGATCGTCCGACGTTCGGTTCGGCGGTCGCGCTGATCGCCGAGCGGTTGGGCACGCCGCTGATGCCGTGGCAGCGGCACGTTGTTGACGTGGCGCTCGAGCACGACGACGGCAAGCTGGTCTACCGGGACGTGGTGGTGACGGTCCCGAGGCAGGCGGGCAAGACGACGCTGGTCACTGCGCTGATGGTCTGGCGGGCGTTGCACGAGCCGGGCTGTCGGATCGTCTACACCGCCCAGGACGGCCAAGCGGCGCGCAAGAAGTGGCGGGACGACCAGGTGCCGATGCTCGAGGCGTCGGCGTTGCGGTCGATGTACGACGTACGGTTCTCGAACGGGGACGAGTCGATCCGCTGGCACAACGGCAGCCTGCACGAGGTGTTGTCGCCGACCGACAGGGCTGGCCACGGACGCCAGATCGACCTGGCGGTGGTGGACGAGGCGTTCGAGTTCGAGGACTTCCGACTCGATCAGGGCTTCAGTCCGGCGATGATTACTCGTCGCCAGCCGCAGATGTGGATCATCTCGACTGCTGGCACGTCGAGGTCCACGTACCTGCTGTCTAAGGTGGAGCGTGGCCGGGACGCTGTACGTGACGAGCTGGTCGAGGGCCTGGCTTACTTTGAGTGGTCGGCGGAGGCGGAGGCCGACCCGGCTGATCCGGCGACGTGGTGGTCGTGCATCCCGAGCCTCGGCCACACGGTGCCGGTCGAGGCGATCGCCGCTGAGCAGCGGTCGAAGGAACCGGCCGAGTTCGAGCGTGCCTACCTGAACCGCTGGACCTCCAATGCGTTCGCGTCGAAGATCCCGGCACGCAGTTGGGAGGCGTGTGCAGTGACGGAGTCGCCCGGCACGATCGACTGTGTGTTCGCCCTCGACGTGTCGCCCGATCGGGAGTTCGCCAGCGTGGCGGTCTGTGACGGTGCGACGTTCGAGTTGGCCGACAGACGTGGCGGGACCGAGTGGGTTGTGTCGAGGTTGGTCGAGATGTGGGACAGGTACGATCCGATTGCCGTCGTTGTCGACGGTGCCGGGCCCGGTTCGTCGCTGGTTCCCGACCTCGAGGCGGCCGGGGTGCGGGTCGAGGTGACATCGCACCGCCAGATGGCTGCGGCCTGCGGTCGGTTCTACGACGCCGTGGTGAACCGCAAGGTGGGCCACACTTCGCAGACCGATCTCGACGCTGCGGTGGCTGGTGCGGCGACCCGCAAGCTTGGCGACGCATGGGCCTGGTCACGCTCGTCGAGCGCCGTCGACATCTCGCCGCTGGTCGCAGCGACACTGGCCCTGTGGGGTGCGACTACGCTGGAGCGAGAGGCGGTGGAACCGCCGCCGCCTGTGTTCGCCTACTGAGCCGAGGATCATGGACTTCTCCACACTGCTCGAGCTCGTGGGCGTGGCAGTGATGGTGGTTGCGGCGTGGTTCGTGTCGCCGGTGGTCGGCATGGTGGCGCTCGGGTTGGCGTTGGTCGTGATCGGGTATCTGTTGGAGCGTGACTGATGGGCCTGTTTCGACGTAGCGCCGGCCGTGTCGAGGAGCGTGCGTTCACCGCCGATGAGGTGCTGGCACTGATGAACGACCGTCGCCGGTCGGCCACCGCTGCGCCGTCGGTGACGACGGACTCGGCGTTGCGCCTGTCTGCGGTGTGGGCGTGCATCCGTCTGCTCGCCGGGCTCGGCTCGACGTTGCCGCTGGATCAGCAGCGGACTCGTGAGGGCATCACGGTCGACGTGACGAGGTCGGGTCTGTGGGCGCAGCCGCAGCCGGGCGTGAACCTCTCGACGTGGCTCTACCAGTTGTGGTCGTCGCTGTTGACCGACGGCAACGCCTACGGCCTGGTGACCGCAACGCAGGCCAACGGTTTCCCGTCGACGGTCGAGCTGCTCGACCCGGCGTCGATCCAGTGGCGTGCCGACGGTGGCGAGTGGAAGGTGGCGGTCGACCGGGTCGACATGCAGCGGTGGCCGAACGGTCCGTTGTGGCACGTTCCGATCTTCACGTTGCCGGGCGCGCCGTATGGTCTGTCACCGATCCAGCACGCCAAGACGACGATCTCCGGTGGCCTGAGCGCCGAGCGGTTCGGGTCTGACTTCTTCACCAACGGCGGCACGCCGAACGCCATCCTCTACAGCGACGCCGAGTTGAGTCAGGAGCAGGCGCAGGGCATCAAGTCTGCGTTCGTCACGTCGACCGCCGGGAACCGTGAGCCTGCGGTGATGGGCGCTGGTCTGCGTTACGAGCGCATCCAGGTGAGCCCGGAGGAGGCGCAGTTCCTCGACACGCAGCGGTTCACAGTCGAGCAGATCGCCCGCATCTACGGCGTCTTTCCCGAGATGATCGGTGGTGCCACGTCGGGATCGAACGTGACTTACGCCAACCGGGAGCAACGTGCTGCGGACTTCCTGACGTTCGGACTCATGCCGTATCTCGTGGCGATCGAAGATGGTCTGAGTTCGATGGTGCCGCAGCCTGAGCGTATGAAGTTCAACCTCGACGGCGTGCTGCGCTCGGACCTTTCGACTCGGTACAACGCACACGCCTCTGCCATTCGAGCTGGCTGGCTGACCGTCAATGAAGTCCGACAGATCGAGGATCGTGAGCCGGTGCCGGGTGCTGACGAGCTGCTCTGGCCGCCGTACCGGGCCTTCCCGGTGGAAACCGACAGCGACGAGCCTGCTGACCTGAGTGACGAGGAGGCGATCTGATGCCTTGGGAGATTGTGCCGGACGATCCGGCGTGCCCGATAAACCGGCCGTTCGGAGTCCACAAGGTCGACGACGGCGAGCTCGAGGGCTGCCACATCACGCAGGGCTCTGCCGAGGAGCAGGTTGCGGCGTTGTACGCAGCCGAGCCCGAGGACGAGGAACGGCAGGACACCTACACGCCACCGCAGGGCGTACAGGACGCAGCCGCTCGGGCCTTGGAGTGGATCGCCGAAGGTCTCGCCGGCGACGGCTTCACCGACGTGGGCCGGGCGCGTGCTTCGCAACTCGCTCGTGGCGAGGCGGTGAGCCGGGACACGGTCGGCCGGATGGCCAACTACTTCGGCCGCCACGCCAGCGACCGTGACGCCGAAGGCTTCAACTCCGGCGAGGACGGCTTCCCGACTCCGGGCCGTGTGGCGTGGGACGCCTGGGGTGGCGACGCCGGTCGCACTTGGGCCTCGGGGATCGTGGCCGACGAGGATCGTACAATGGGCCTTGTGCAGTACGAGCGGACAGATGAAGGCATCGTGACACCGGACCGTGAGGTGCGGCGTGTCGAGCGTCTGGAGCTGCGCCAGTCCGAGGACGGGATGCCGGTGCTCGAGGGCTACGCCACGATCTACAACTACTCCTACCCGATCGGCGGTGGGCCCGACGCCGGTGGCTTCAATGAGACCATCGCCCAGGGTGCGGCGACCAAGAGCGCCGGCGAAGCCGACGTTCGTCTACTCGTCAATCACGACGGCATCCCGCTGGCTCGCACCAAGAGCGGCACGCTCGAGCTGGAGTCCGACGACATCGGGCTCAAGGTCCGGGCGACGCTCGATCCGACGAACCCGCAGGCCGCCGAGGTGCGTTCGGCGATGGAACGTGGCGACATGGATCAGATGAGCTTCGCCTTCCAGGTCGTGCGTGGCGAATGGTCGAACAACTACACCGAGCGCATGATCTCCGAGGTCAAGCTGTTCGACGTGTCGGTGGTGACCTATCCGGCCAACCCGGCGACGATCGTCAAGCTGCGAGGGGACGACGAGCAGACCGAGCAGGCCGACGCCGTGCCGCCCGGACGGAGCGTTGCGCAGGCCCGACGGCAGCAGGATGCTGATCGGTCCAAGAGGCGCAGGTAGTCTGTACCTAGGACTCGCCGACGAACGGCCGCACGTCACGCCGGAGCCCTTCGGGGCCACCACCTGACAGGCACCGGGACTCACCAGTTGAGACACACACACCAACCGACCAACCTGGAGTCATCCCGATGCTGGAGCACATCCGCACCCTGATCGCCAAGGCGCTCGACGACCGTGACGCTGCGGCCGAAGCCGTCGAGGCCATCCTGTCCCACGCCGAGACCGAGGGCCGCGCCGAGCTGTCCGAGGACGAGGTCACCCGCTTCGACGCCGCACGCGCCGAGCTGCGTTCCATCGACGAGCGCATCGACGAGCTGACGAGCCGTGAGGCCGAGCTGGTGGAGCTCGACGCGCGCAAGGTCAAGGCCGACGAGGCTCGCAAGGCGCTCGGTGTGCCGGTCGTCAAGGTCGGCCGCGAAGAGCCGACCTACCGGGCCGGTGGCGAGCACCACTGGATCGCCGACGCCTACGCAGCGACGTTCAACCGGGACTCGGCCGCCGCCGAGCGGATCCAGCGCAACCAGCGCGAGATGACCGCTGAGCTGCGGTCCACGACCGGCAACTTCGGCGGGTTGGTCCCGCCGCAGCACCTGAACGACCTGTACGCCGCCAACCTCGAGTCGGGTCGGCCGTTCCTCAGCAACGTCACCTCGCTGGCGCTGCCGGATCAGGGCATGAACATCGTGATCCCTCGGGGCAACGGTTCGACCTCGGTGGCTGCGCAGGAGACGCAGAACACCGCCGTGTCGAACACGACCATCCTCGAGTCCGATCTCACGGTGCCGGTGCGTACCTTCGCCGGTCAGCAGGTCGTGTCCCGCCAGGCGGTCGAGCGTGGTGCTGGCATCGCCGAGATCATCCTCGCCGACTTGGCCGCTGAGTACGGGACGAAGACCAACATTTCGGCGATCTCCGGTGACGGCACCGGCGGCGGTCACTTCGGCGTCCTGAACACCACGTCGGTGCAGACCGCAGCGTGGACCGGGACGACCGGTGCGTCGCTGATGACCTCGATCCACAACGCCATCGGCAAGGTCAACACCAGCCGGTTCGCCGCTGCCGACCTCATCGTGATGCACCCTCGGCGCTGGGCCTTCCTCTGCGCTGCGGTCGACGGCCAGAGCCGACCGTTCGTGCAGGTCGACGGTCCGGGCTTCAACGCACAGGGCAACGGTGCAGCGGCTGGCTACGGCGTCGTCGGGAGCCTCGTCGGCATCCCGGTCGTCACCGACGCTGGCATCCCGACCAACCTCGGGGCGAGCACCGACGAGGACCGGATCATCGTCACCAGGCGCAGCGACGTGTACCTCATGGAGCAGGCCGGTGCGCCGATCAGCCTGACCTTCGAGGAGGTCAAGGG